ATTGCTCCCTCTCCTGCAGGCGTTGTAAGTATAGATTCATTTAGATTGTTTGAAGCAATTGAAATGCTTTGTATGCCTATTGCAGACTTAAGAAACTCTAAAGGACATAAAGATAATTTTTATCATTATATTTTTGATCAAACATTACCATTTCCATCAACTAGTAATTGGGTTGAATTACCAGACATTATAAAATCAATATTAAAAGAGTATCCAAACAACATGCATAGAGTAGTTGCTTGGTGGATTAAATATAAAAGAGATTTTGCTATTAAACTTATGAAGGAAATATATGCATAAGAATGATGTAACAATTATTGTTGTAACTTCAGTACTTCCAGATCATCCAGACACTTCTATTCTTGATGAAACAATTAGTTCTGTAAGATATCATTTTCCAGAAAACGAAATCATATTACAAATTGATGGTTTGCGAGATGAAAGACTAAATAGAAAAAATGATTATGATGAATTTAAAAACAGGGTATTGTGGAAATGTTTACATGAATGGAAGAATGTTTTACCAATAATTTTTGATAAACATAGTCATCAATCAACAATGATGAAGGAAACAATAAACCTAATAACAACATCACTATTACTTTATGTTGAAGGAGATGCACCACTTGTTACTGAAGAACCAATAGACTGGCAAAAATGTTTAGATATGCTTGAATACAATAAAGCAAATACAATTAGATTTCATTTTGAAGCATCAATTCCAAAATCTCATGAACACTTAATGTTTGGACTTAGCGATGATTTTATGAAAACTGCACAATGGAGTCAAAGGCCGCACCTATCATTTGTTTCTTATTATAGAAATGAAATTATGCCTAGATTAAAAGATCGTTGTTTTATAGAAGATATTATTCATGGTGCGATACAAGATGATGTATTGCCTTACGATGTATTTGATAAAGAAGGATGGGGCAAGCATAAACTTTGGATATACCACCCAAAAAAGAATATAAAAAGATCTTATCATTTAGATGGGCGCAAGGGTACAAGAAAGTTTACACCAGATGACGATGTATGGGGATATGCTGAGTGAGACTAGGAATTATTGTTAGATCAGATAATACTGGTCTTGGCTATCAAACAAAACAACTAACAGACATGTTAAAGCCCAATAAGGTTATGCTGATAGACTTTTCTCAACATAACAACAATGAACAACATCCAGAATGGTATAGTGGATATGAAGTTGTAAATGTTTTAGGTATTCCAGACAGTAGAGACATTGATAGATTTTTAAAAGATTTAGATGTTGTTTTAAGTTGTGAAACATTCTATAATAATGATGAATTAATTCTTAAGGCTAAAGATAAAGGTATTAAGACAATACTTCAGTACAATTATGAATTGTTTGGAAATCTTTCTAAAAAAAACATGGCATTGCCAGATGTTTTGTTATCTCCAAGTTTATGGAATATAGAAGATATACATTATAAATTTGGAAAGAAAGCAAAGGTATTTCATCTACCTCCACCAACAGATGTAAATATTTTTAATAATGCAAAAAACATAAATAGATCAAAAACTCATAATCGTATATTACATATTGGTGGAAAACGTGCTGCACAAGATAGAAATGGAACTAATACAATAATAGATATGCTTAGATATTCTAAAGCAAACTATGAACTTGTTATAAGAACTCAAACAAAATTAAATATAGGCATCAATGATGACCGTGTTATTTTAGATTATAATGATAATGAAGATAGAGGTTCAATGTATGTTGGATTTGATGCTATGGTATTACCAAGAAGATATGCTGGACTATGTTTGCCTATGAATGAATCTTTACTTAGTGCCCTTCCAGTTTTTATGACTGATATATCCCCTAACAACATGGTTCTTCCAAAAAAATGGTTAGTAGAATCGCATCTTATTGATCAGTTTAGAGCAAAAACTATGATAGATGTATATGAGGCTAATTTAAGAAAATTAGCAGAATTAATTGACAACTATGTTGCATTGGATAATAATAAAATTTTTGTTGAAAAAGAAGAAGCATTTAATATAGGATATAATAAGTTTACTCCAGAAAAGTTATTGCCAGAATATCTTAAAATAATAAATGAATAATTATTGTTCATAAATTGTTTTATTAGGAAAAGCATTTAGCAAATATGAATGTTTTAGTTCAGCAAATGATCCGCTTTCTGTAGATAAAAACGGATATCCTTTTTGAAAATCATAAGACAAAAATTTAAAATTTTCTGATCCATAAACCTTTACGTCTTTCATTTCTTTTGATTCTTCGTTGTATGAATTACCATAGATGGATCGATACAAAAAATTATGATTCATTCCTAAAATACTATCAAAGTTTTCTTTTGACATTTTCATTGGAACATGTATTTCATAATTTAATGGATTTTTGATACCAGACTGAATTAGTTTATCTTGTGTTATTTTCAATCTATTAATATAAGAACTACGACCCAATACAGTTTCATATGCATCAATTTTATCTTGAAGTGTTCCATTGTAATATGAAATAATTTTATCTACTGGCTTGATTATAAAAAAATCATCATTCATTAATATAAAATTATTTGGAATTATATTACTATTACATATTGTTTTAAAATTATTAAGGGCATTTTTATATTTAGAATATTTTTGACTTACTGATATATATTCTCCAATATACCAGTCTGGTTTACCACCAACTAAAAATACATTGTCTACTTTACAATTTTTTATAATAGATCTTAAAGAATAACGAAGTTCTTCGTTCTCTCCATTTTTACATATATATACAAAATTCATAATGTCTCCATAAAATAATATGAGGCAGACTGTTTAAATCTGCCCCACATTTATTAATATATTACTTAACCACTTTCTTTGCTGGAGTTGCTTTCTTTGCAGCCTTCTTTTTTACAGGCTTGATATTTTTAATTGCATCGTCAACATCCTTTGCGATTGCATCGAACTTACCAAATGCTGGATCTTTTGGATTTGCTGCACGAAGAACTACTGGTACAAGAGCAGCCACTAGAGCAGCCCACATGTCCTTTGGATCAGTTACTCCTGCAGTATATAGTGCAACCACACCTGCAAGTACAGAACGTCCATATGAGGCCCCTAGAGCCTTTAGTTGTGCTTGATTCATTTAATCACCACCCTATTACTATTATACATCTTTGCTATCCTTATTGTCTTGAACAATAGGAAGTAGTTTACCTATAACCCCTGCCAAAAATGCTGGGGTATTTAGATCAGCAATTCTAGGTTTACGCATTTCTTTACGACATTCTTCAATAACATTATTTACAATATCAATTGTATTTTCAATATACTTAAATGCCCACTCCCTAGACTCTGATAAAAACTTAATAAATCCTTCATTGGTTTCATCTTTAAATATTGATGAATTTTCAATTTCATCTTTCATTGTTTTCATCAGCGCAAGTGCAACCTGATTATCTAGTAAACTTTGATTAAGTGCCATCTGAATAACTACGGCACGATATAAAACATAAATATTAAATAAAACTAAAAACCCTATAACCCAACTATACCAATGCATTTTTCTCCTCGTGTGTTGGCCAATAATATTTGCAAGGAAGTTTACGATCTGGACAACAGGGAATGTTATATGGACTTGAAACAGCAGACTGATACTCTACATAATAAATAGGGTCTTTATAAAATAGATTAGCACGATGAGTAGTTATTACTCTCATCAACTTTGTTTCATCTTTCCAAAAAGATGGAGCATTATCTCCCCAGTCTTCCCAACATTGATCTTTTAAATCATTAAGATTTGACTCATTGTTTTCTGTTCTAATGCCACGCATCTTTGCTTCTTGGATCATAGACTGAATATATTCCCATAGTCCACGTTCAAAGCCACGCCACATTAAAACAGCGGGGTGATTGCGCCAACCACCAGTTTTAGATTTACCAGACAAAACATTAAGTATTTGATAGCCTTCTAATATTTGTTTGTTTAATCTTTTGCTATCTAAAAAATATGCAGAAGTATGCAAGTCTGCTTGTGGCAAAAACGTTTGCATTAAAACAACTCCTCATCTGTTTCTTCTATATCAAATATATCAGACTGTAAGGCTTTTGTCAACTGTGATGCAGTAATTACAATAATACTAACAAAAGATACAAATACTCCAAGAACAGATAGCCCTATCCATTTTTTCATTTTGATGTACCCCTAACCAACATTACTATTGCACCATTGTCTTCTAACGCTTTTTTTACCTTGACCATATATTCTATTGCCCTGCGTTTTTCAAACTCATCTAATCTCATAAACTGTGACTCATTTGCACGAACAGTTAAAAAATGTTCGTTATCAATAATATCAACCATAAAACCTTTTGGCGGAATTAATGATCTAAAAGCACGTTGCATTGAATCTGTATACATTGTTCTATTCTACCAGAGTTGGGTAGTCTGTGCAAATGCCATAAATATTATTATATCTATAATCTAAATTTAAGTCTACAATAATAGATTTTGGTGTAACATTTTTGCCTGGATATGTCCAAATGTAACCGTTGCTTGTTAGAGTAAAATCGTCTTGTTGATGCCAAAAATATTTATAGGTTTTATTATCTAATGCTTCTAGTGCTTCTAAATTTTTACAATGAAACCAAGAATTATTTTTAATTTGATCTATAAATAAATCTCCTACTTTGTATATTGGTCCATCGTGACCTAAAAACCAGCCCCTGTCCGTAAGCCTAATATCAATTTCAACATCAAAACCTTTTGATATTGCATCTAATAAAAATCCTGGACTATTTTCTAAAGGACTAGGACCATTGGTATTTCCTCTATGTGCTATTTTAATCATATTTCATATTCTTTCCAATTAACAGATTCAAAACCCTGATCTGTTATAACGTTAATAGATACTGCTCTGTCTGGATCATCACTAAAAAGTTTATCATTTATTAACACTCTTTGTCCACTAGTAATGCCCATCAATAAATAATCCCAACAAATACCAAGATTATTTAAATGTTTTTCTGTCATCTGTCTTGCCGATTCTTTTCTAGCAGTAGTCAAAACAATTTTATATCCTTTTGAATCCCATTCATTAAATTTTTTGATAACTCCATCAAGCAAGTTTGGCTCTACATTATTAATATTACTAAAACTATGAACATGTTTTATAATTGTTCCATCTATATCACAAAAAATTGTTTTAGGTTTTTCTGTATAGTATTCTTTTTGTTTTGAAATATAAATTTCTAAATCTTCTGGTGTTCCAACACCCCACATTTTTTTTAATGGAAATGGGTATATTTTTTTATTATTTAAAATTGCCTCATTATAAACAGGGGCGACATAAAACTCATTATTAATTTTTATATTTTTTTGTATCATTTCTTTAGCAGAAAAAACATAATCAGCCCCTTTAGACCAATAATAAATTCCAGCAGTTGCATCATCACTAATTTCTTTTTTTTCTGCTACCTCACTTATTAATCCAGCATCATTTGTTTTAACGTAAGACCATTTTGGACCTTTTGCTTTAAATGTTACAATTGCTCCATCTATATCATTCTTAATAAAATTTTGAAAAGATTCGCTTTTCCATTCTATAATTTGATCTGAATTAAAAATAATTAAAGGACTGTCATTATTAATTAGTTCTTCGGCATGCAAAATTGTTCTTGCTGCTCCATCTGTTTTATTTTCTAACTGTATAATATTGCATCCTGGAGTAATTGAATTTAATAAATCGTTTAAATTATATTTATCATAATGTTTTTTTTGAACAATATAAATATAGTTTCCACCTATGCCTAAACTATTAATAACATTTTCAATCATTGTTTTGCCAAAAATATTTATTAAAAACTTAGGGACATTATATCCAGCATCAATAAATCTTTGTCCATCTCCAGCCATTGGTATTACTATGTTAATAGACATTTTTATCCTTTCAACATTTTAATTAAATTCTTATTTTCTATTTGTTCTATAATTTTTAAAGCATCTCTATTATGTGGGATATTGATATATAGATGTTGTTTGGCATTAGCAATTTCTTGATATTGCGACAATATAGCAATTTCTCCAGAAGAACATATTGGTGTTGACAATTCAATAATTGTTTGATTATTATTCATAAAAAGTTGATTCATTAGCCCATTTCCAGTTAACCCAACAATTATTTTTGCAGAATTAAAATAATTTATTTGTTCTATAATATCAAGAAAATTTTCCGCATAAACAATTTCAAATCCCAAAGATTTAAAATACAATTCTAATTTTTCTTCATTGTCAACTCTTTTGTCATCTTTATAAATATATTTTTCATTCCAAGAAAATCCTTGATTTTTGTCAATCCACGAAATATTTTTTAAATTTTTGTCCCAAAGTTTTCTACTGACATAAACTTTTTTTTGTGGATTTATATGCTTATCTTTAATAAAATTTGAAACAAATTCATAAGAGTTTTTTAAATCATTTACAGTAAAGTTATTAATATTATATTCATAAAAGGTTATATTTTTTGCTATTAATATTATTTCATCATCAATAATAGAATGGTCTATGTTGTGATCTTCTATATAATTTTTTAATATTTTAGTATTATTGTTAATTTTATTTAAATTTTTATTTTTTTTATTACAAAATAATCTTTTATCATCATATACTATAAATTTTTTTTCTTGATTTTGATTTAATAAAAATAAAAAAAGTTTGACAGTATCTATAAAAAAATGAGAAAGAGGGTTTTCCGAAACTAAAAAAACTTTTTCTTTTTCTGTAATTTCTAAAATTATTTTTTTTGATGAATAATTATTATTTACATAATCTGTAGCCTCTTTTAAGGTTAAACAAGTTTTTATTGGTTTTTTTTGATCACCTCTTGCACCAAAAATAAAAATAGAAAAATCTTGAAAGTTGGTTTTTTTTATTTTTTGTAAATTAAAAGTATTTTCTTTATAAACACTAATCATTATCCCTCAATCGTTAAATTTTCCCAGATTTCAGCCCATCTAGGCTTAGTCTTATGATTGTTAAATTCTCTAGAAATATTTCCTTTTTCTAGATATACCCCGCCCCATATGCCATATTCTTTCTCAGATATACCAACAGCAAAGCAGGTTCTTGCAACAGGGCATGCCAAACAAACATTGTCTATTCCATGTCTTATATTTGGATTATCCTCATACTTATCAAAAAATAAGTTAGTATCATAATCAAGACAGGCAGCATCTTCTTTCCATAAATGCTTGTTCATTATTATGCACCAACGTGTTCCTTTTTAATATCCCATCCATTACGATCTGGAGAGTATACTGTTTTGATTTGCCATTGGTTATTAATGAATGCCCCATTTGTTTTGTACATTGCATTATTTGACTTTGCTAAATGAATGACATTCCAACCTTCCCAACTCAAACTTGGGTTAGCAGAAACAATTTCTTCCATTTTATTTAGAGTATTTACGATCATGATTTATCCTAATATGAGAATACGTTTAGTTCGACATTGTTAGATTGAGCAAATGAAGCCAATTTAGATACATATTGATTTGGCTTACTAAGATACGCAAAATAATTAATATCGTTTATATTTTCTTCAATCCACTGTGGATTTGTTTTGTAGAACTTTACTCTTTTGCCCCTTGCTTTTAATCCCTTTTCAGATACATTACAAAACTCAGAGACAAAAGAATGTACTTGGTTTGGACCAACTGAGTATACTACAAACTCTTGATCATCTTTTTGCATTGATGAAAGAGAGATTGCCATAGCACGAAGAAATACCTGGTAGTCATTGAACTCATTTGTTCCCTGCACCACGACCTTCATTTTTGCTCCTATCAGTTAGT